AAATTGGACTTTTTTAAAATGTCCAAAAAAAAAAAACGTAGCCATTTCTTTTTTCGGGTTTTTTTAAATATTTGGTAGTAAAATTATTTAAATCACATGATTACATAAATCACATGATTACAATTGTATATAGTATCAATAACCCCTTATTTCTTAACTGCCAACTTTTTCTTAGTAAGAGGTTGACCTCCAGCTTGAATCTTCTCACGTCTGACTTTATATATAATATACTGTTGTTCCAAAGCTGCCAATTCGTCCAACCACATCTTTTGAAGAGTCTTTGCTTTTAGTGCTGCCAACTCCATCTCCGTATTTTCCTTTTCCTTCATGATAGACTCCACATTCTCTTGTGTTACTGAGTCCATCGGCATTTTTACCAAGTATTTAAAATCTCCGTCAATTTGCGCAAATTTCATACCGGTTAATAATTCCGCAACTTGCGCGGCTGTTTTTCTGCGCAAATCAATTGTGCCAGCCAACGTTTCTTGAATATATCTTGCACGATTTGATAGACGAACCAATTTCTTTTCCATATCAGCAACCAAATAATCCTTTCTCTTTTGATAAAGTCCCATGCGAACGCCATAGAAGTCATCAATAACCTCTTCGACCGTATCATACTTATGTAGTTTTATTTCAGAATTAAACATATGCATGTTTGTTGTACTAACAGTAGTTGTCAATTTTAACAGCTTTTCAACACCAGTAATTCCGTTTGCATCTACATCTGCTTGTAATTCTGCCAATTTCCCCTTTGGAAATACCACTGTAAAGTCAACCGAAACTTCTGTAGATATAGATGTAAAGTCTTTAAGGACTGGAGGGACCTTTTTACCTGCCTTATCAACACTACCATCAACTAGACTTTCAAGAAAGCTTGTATATGGCATAGTCCATTTTCCAACGGGTAGTTCTGTTATACGGATTTTATCATCAGCAATTACTTGATAAACACCCTTTACCAAGTATTTCTTGTCCGCAATTTTTTTAATTGGACCAGTAAATCCTTCATAATAAGGAACAAAGTCAATATCTGAAGTCGGTTTGTTTTCGAGTTTCAATCGCAAATATTTTATTATTGTTTCTGGATTATAAGGCGCAATATCGCTAGAAAATCCAGTTCCAATTCCTGAAATACCATTTATCAAGGCAAAAGGAATAATCGGAACATAATACTCTGGTTCGACAATAGTTCCATCATCATTCAAATAGGACAAAACTGCGTCGTCCGCTTCTGGAAAGATTGCACGTGTTAGATTATTTAAATGTGTAAAGATATATCTTTCAGAAGCACTATCATCACCGCCTTGAAGACGAGTTCCAAACTGACCAAGCGGTTCCAACAAATTAATATTGTTTGAACCCACAAAATTCTGTGCCATATTTACAATCGCACCGTTTAGAGATGCTTCGCCATGGTGATATGCAGAATGTTCGGAAACATAACCAGAAAACTGAGCTACCTTAATTTCACTCTTCAAATTTCGCTTAAACGCGCTAAATAATATTTTACGGAGTGAAATTTTAAGACCATCTACCATATTTGGAATTGAACGAGCACAATCGTATGTGCTGAAATGAATCATCTCCTGGTCAACGAACTGCTCATATGGAACGTTAAGTCGGCTCGTATCCAAATATGCATTTTTATCATAATTTTCCAACCAGGTTTTACGGTCGTCTGCTCGTTCTTTATTGAATACCTTATCAATTGTATCATCACTAGTAGGACCTGAATAAACGAAATCCACGATTTTTTTGTTGGCAAAATAATCTTTGAACTCGGCGGCGGTCGATGTACCCAAACCCTTAAAATACTTGATTGTCCAACCAGTCGGACCTGCTTCGCCGAATGAAGATTTCCACTTTTGATATTCGCCATCATTATAAAATAGCATGGTTTGGGCACCTTTTTTAGCGCGTAAGATAGGAGTATTCATAAATGAAATGAATCCCGGTATCTTTACAAGACTAGCCCATTCGCTATGGAATAAATTAATACACAAACCCTTAATATGTGAACCATCCAAATCCTGATCCGTCATAAACATGATTTTCCCGTATCGGAGACTTTGGTTTACATCTGCGATTGTCGCATAATTTCGACCAGTTTCCAAACCTAATATCTTTTTAATATCTGTAATTTCCTTATTGTCAGTTATCTTTTTGATTTGTTGACCGCGAACATTCAATAGCTTTCCTTTCAGAGGATAAATACCGATTGTATTACGGTCGTTACTAGAAAGTCCAGATACAATACCAGACATAGCTGAAAGTCCCTCACAAAGAATGAGAATACATTCTTTTGATTGAGCAGTTCCGCTGAAATTAGCATCGATGAAATTGGCGATGCCACGAATTGTCTTCGTTTTTGTTCCATCTGTCTTCTTCGCTTGTTTATTTTCCTTTGCTTCTGTAAGCGACATCGCCACATCCATTACTCCCATTTTCGCAACTTTCTCAATAAACGCATCTGATACTGTACATGTCGAACCAAATTTATTGGATGGTGTATTCATGAAATCCTTCGTTTGACTATCAAACGATGGATTTTCAATATCACATCGCAAGAATAATATCAGTTGTTCTTTAATAGATGTTGCATTTACCTTTATCTTTTTCTTTTTCTCGATAAAATCACATAGTTTTCTAACAATTTGACCCATAATATAATCAACATGTTTACCGCCTTTGAATGTGCAAATACCATTTACAAAAGATACTGCGACAAATTCATGTGTTGGAGAAAGAGAAACTGCATATTCCCAACGTTCGTCGTTTTGTTCATATACGCGTTTTGTTTCGGTCTTATCGCCAATATAGAGGTCGATATATTGTTGGAAATTTTTTACAGGTATCGTGGAACCATTATAATTTATTTTTACCTTTTTAATAGAATGGTCGGTTACTGCTCCAATATCATATACACGTTTTTTCAATAGACTAACCATATCAGGTGTCAAACCCTTAATTCCTAGACGGCGATAATCTGGTTTGAATTCAACTTTAGTATATGGTTTTGTGGTTGCAGCAACTTTGGTTATAACTGGTGGGCAAATTTCGTCCAAGTTGCGCTTGAATTCTTGCACGTATTTTAGTCCGCGAATATGGTCAACAGTTTCAATTCGACCGTATTCAGACCAAATAAGAACGAGTTTAAAACCAAAACCGTTTTTACCACCAACAATCTTTTTTTCTGTTTTGTCGTAATTTGTAGATGTACGAAGATGACCAAAAATCATCTCGGGAATCCAAATATCATATTCTGGGTGTTTAGCGATATCGATACCATTTCCATCGTTGACCATGGTAATTTTCCCGTTGTCATCAATCATAGTATCGATGTGAGTAACGAATTTTTTCTCTAGCATGGTAGATTGTATCATACGCACAACATGGTCACGACAATTTACGATGCCTTCATCAAATAGTTTATACAAACCTGGAATATATTCGATATCGCGTAAAACTATTCGATTTTTAGTATCATCGAAAATCCACATTTGCGCATCGACATTTTCGATGGAGCCAATATAGGTGTCTGGATTATCCTTAATATGTTCCAAGTCGGTTTTTTGCTGATATTGTTTAGCCAAAACTGTATCTGATTTGCTCATAGTATTTGATTTCTTGGTTGATGTCATTTAGGAAAAGTAATATTGAATATTGATATATTATTTGGTCGATGTTGAAATTCAATTTTTTGTAAAATTTTGTAATGCAATATTTACCCGGTTATTATATATTATATAAACCAAAATATGAACATGAATAATATTATAAGATACTGCCAGGCTAAAAAGGATGCGGTTGCGCTAGATAAAACAAAATTAAGAAAATTAAAAACAGCTGGAAATGATCCAATTATATCAAAACCATCGAGGTTTACACAATATGTAAAAGTATCTAAGCCAAATGTTAATGTTAACGTTCCTGTAAAAGTAATTGGACAAGTTGCTTTTTCAACAATAGACAGCAACAAATTTATCATTAAAAATCATGAAACGAATGAGACAATAATTAATAGCACGTTTATAAACGGAACACCTTATAATGTAGGAACAGGAACAAAAATATTTTATACTATAGTAGTAAGGTCATACAATACAAACACAAACACAGTAACTATAGATAGACCATTATCGTTACCAGCTGATTTAAATATTTACACAGTTCCATCTTCTTCAATTAATTCAGTAACTTTAGGATATATGTATGGGATAGGCGTTAGAACCATATAAACAATATTTAGTATAAATTTAGAATAATATTATTTTATTCGTCTAATATATAAAATGACTGAACATAAACATACTGTTGGTTCTCGTTCTCAAGTTTGGCATAATACTGCCCATCATACTAGTGGTGGTCTTACACGTAAGCAACTTATGATGAATAAGTGGGGGCGTATTGTTTCTCGCAAGAAGCACAATACTGCCAAGAAGGAGAAACGTCTTGAAAAGGCTGGATTTTTTGCCAAGAAGGGTTCTTTTGGAGCTGTCAAAAAGGAGGGAACCCGAAAAAAGCGCAGTTCTCGCAAATCAAGAAAATAAACATTTAGAAAAATCTTAACACGTAGTTTTTTATTCGTATAAGTATATACGAATAAAATGAAACGACCGGTCAGAGATCCTGTCAAAGGAACATATACTGTTAAAAACAAAGAATACAAGGAATTATTTGGTTCTAGAGAACAAGTTTGGAATGGAACTGCCTATAAAACAAAAAGTGGATTAACAAAATCTAATTTAACTATGAATAAATGGGGACGAATTGTTTCTCTTAATAAACATATTACTGCCAAGAAAGAGATGCGTTTAAAGAAATACGGTTATTCTGCCAAAAAAGGGAAGTTTGGATATGTGAAAATATCCTCTGCTAAGAAATCAAAATCAAAATCAAAATCAAAAACATCAAAGTCAAAAGATAAGAAAATGAATGGTGGAGAACCCGAAGTTCTAAAAGAAGCTGAACCACATACCAAAAATTCAGTCTTAAAACCCGCGGCCGCGGATGCATAAAAAATTGAATCTTGATATCAAACAAAAATAAAATATAATTGTGACCATATTACCATTACTGATATCAAAATGGACCTAAATTTGTTAAAACAACCACATAGTTTTAGAACTGGAGATTCTGTTGTTATTACGGAACGTAATTATTCAGACAAATCGTACTCTGGAACGATTGAACGAATATTGAGTGGTCCTATAAATAAATATTATACAAAACAAATATACGTAGACCACTTTTATATAAAATTTGATGAGAGCATCTATCATGAAATTTTGAAAAGAGGTTGGAATATAATATACAAAGATACAGAAGCAGTATTGGGAAATATAGTATATGCACCAAAGACCAAAAAAATAGAAAAAATTTATATCCAGTATGACTTTATTATCGAGGAAACGGAAATCAATTTAAGTGATATAAATGCAATTTTGATTTGGCGTGTTGGTTATGATATTCAACCTAATCGATAGATAAATATGTATCAATATTTCTATAAAATATACCAGTCCGCCGATAAAAACTTCGAATCAATAACATAATTTTCTAAAAAATCCATAACGTATTTTTCAAAATAGGATTTACTGACAATCAGTTTTTTTTCCACATTTTCTATATTAGAATATTTGCAATAATGGTTATATGCTTCATATATAGATACATTTTTAACAAATGATGGAGAACAACGACGTTCAGTAGACGAATTGTTACAATATTTTGTCCGACATAACTCTTTTAAATTATCAAGTGCTACTTGTATATCAAGCTGTTTATCCCAAAGAGAACACCGAACACCTGATATATATTTATCGCGGTCAATCTCTATCGAAGGATAGAAATATCCAATCAGGTCTAATATTTGTTTATCGCTAAGATTAGACGGAGTTTCACCCTGTGATAAACACCATCTCCTAAATAATTTTACGATTTCTTCTATCTCAAGGTCTGTCTCGGTTTCATCCAGTATAATTGTTTCATTCCAAAAATATACAAATTTCTGTATAACTGGCAAATGCTTACTACAAATACCAACGAAACTATCTAATTCGCTATTATATATTGGCCCCAGTTTTTCTATTAGCACCTCCTTGAGTGTCTGATGAAACATAATTGGTGGTAGATTTTTAGTATCTAAAAATTGCTTCCATAAATATAACATATTTTTCCAAGTTATGTAGGGAGTACGATTTAAAGAAATATCTATGAGTACATTAGGTGAAATATTAGTCAACACAGGCATTTTCGTAGTTTCATTAATGGGTATTTCCATAAACTCCTTTATAAACATATTTACAAACTCATTTGAATTCACATTTTTCAAATAAAAAACATCGGAATTTAATGCTTCATCGTTGCTTGAACTTAAAACAAAGTTATCAGAAGAACCAAACCGAATAGAGTAATGGGTAGCAACACAAATAATATCTAGTGTAGTATGTTCAACTATAGCACCCCACACCGAGTCAAGCTTAACACTATCGTTCATTCTAATAATTCGGCAGTCTGAATATAAATGGTCGTGAAATTTGTGTTTAAATGTTTGGGAAAGATTAACACCAATCAATAACTGACATAGATTATTTAATTCTCTAAGAAAAGCCTTTGATTTTGTGGAAATATAATGTATAAGATTGGTATTTTTACGCAAAATATTATCACCCAGAACTGTTAAGAAATATTTGGCTTCGTTTTTTGTGCTAAAAATAGCGGGATATAATGAATCTAAAACAAATTGGATAGTATCTGACTCAGGAATAGATTTGAATAGACTATTTTTTTCTCGAATACGTTTCATTATATTGATTCGGGTGCGTTGTTTCCAAGACATTAAATTGCGGTCTTTTGAAATAGTCGAGAGAATGTGATGTAGAATATCATCTTCAGATATAGTTTGATAATGTACGCCATCGTAATAAAAAAAATTTTCCGTTTGTGAAACATAAAAATACTGATTGTTGCTTAAAAATGTTTCTATAAATGTATCTTGTTCTTGTGTCATACTATCTATTCTTTGTTGACGCTGTTCGTGGGTTTGACGAATATTTTCAAGAATTGCTGGGAGTTGTGACATTAGATAGGAGTGAGTTTTGGCAAGCATATATGGATTATTTTCATATTTCTGATAAATCGATTCTATAAGGACCTTTGCCTCCTGTAATAATTCATACTGTGACATTTATTCTGTCTGAGCTTTTCTCATTTAAAACTCGCATTTTTTATATAATTTTACGTTAATTATATAAAATTATTTATTGCATTCATATGGCAACTACGCTTCGGATTTCGGTGGATTTGCTATATTCATCAGTTGTATCAATTATTGATGCCATCAAATATTTTGAAATAATCATGTTCGATTTTAATATTTGTTCAGAAGGTAAAACCGCAAACCATTGATATTTTGGTCGAATCAAAATTTCATCCGCGGGAATATAAATTCCAACAACACTCCGATTAAGCTTTAAATAACCTTCCTCCATTAGGTCTTCTAATAAAATAACCTTGCGGTCATCGGTTTTAATACCTATTCTTTCTCCACCAATTAAATTCATTTGACCCCCATTTATTTTATCAACGCACCATTCAGTAGAATCACCTAAAAAATCGGGTTCAGATGAAAAATGTGGGCTCTTATTTCGCTTCTTCAAATATTCTATCAATTCTAAAATCGTTGCGTCGTTTTTAACAGCGCCCATAAAATACAAATCGGGAACAAATAATTTTTTCTGTTTTTGTCTCAAAATATTCATATTGCGATTGATTCCTTCGCAAACAAATGGGCACCCACCTCGAATACCTTCATCATATAGTTCTTTCAAATTCTTTAAGCAAACTAGCGAATTGGGGACTACCATACCGCCATAAAAATAAATTAACTGTAAAAGACCGAGTTCACGGAAATGACTTTGCATAGGTTCGGCTAGTGTTGAAATATCAACATCCCACGAAGGAATTAATTTACTAAATGTTTGGTCGTCAATAAGACAAATATTGAAATCATCACCACAATGGTCAATAATAGTTTTAATAGTTAAATGAATATATGGTTGATTTAAATCAGTTGTATTACGAGAGTAAAAATCCTTCCATTTGCGTGAATTAATCTCATATTTTGTATGAATCCAAATCTTTGGGCGATTAAATCCATAAAGCGGGGAATCGTTGAGTAAATACTTTTTAATTAATTCATACTCATCTTTTGATTCGAAAGCTTGCGTATATTTATTTATAAGATAACTAGCCGTAAATATTGCTATCGCACTAATCGCATAAAATCCTACATTTTTCTGACTAAACATCTAATAGTATGTTTTATATTATATTATGAGACTAGATTAAAAAAACACGAAATAATCTATGTTATATTTCGATTCATTATATTTGATTTGTGATGTATACATAATAGTAGAATATTTACACAACTGTCGAATAATAGTAGTAAAAGCGTTATATGTGATTTTGCGTTCTAGGTAAAATTGCTTTCCCAAATGATAATAAGGCTTTAATTTAAGACAAAAATCTACATGATAATTATTAAATAACATTTTCTTATAGGCGTTATTGTCAAAAAGATAATATTTATCCGTTTTGAGACATATTTTTTCAAGTAACTCGAGCAAAATATCACGCGGAACTAATGTTTTGAATATTTGATTTGACATTTATTTGTTGTTTAAAAGATATATTCTAACCCTATTTTTGTTTGGACATAATTACTAAATCTAATCGTTTTTGTAGTAGTAGTATCTAAACTTCTGATTTCCATAATAAATCAAATAGATTATTAGTAAACAACGCTAACTCTATGACATCTTCATGTACATTATTGAAAATAGTTATATATTTACAAAGAAATGGTATGGTTTTATATTTCGTTTCTTCATCAATTATGTTCGTCATTTTAACAAAAATGAAAAAATAGTCTAATATATCAATAACTGAATAGCCATAGTCATGAATATTATATAAAACGTCTATGGCATCTACCAATTTTTTTTGTTTCAAATAATTAAAATATAGCTCGAATTTTTGGAATGAAATATTAGAACATATCTTTTTACAGAGGTCTATATCTATCGGTTTTCCCAGAATATATATTTTTTCTAAATAATTTATCAAAATGCGAATTGAATTTGCTGAAATTAATAGTAAATATTCTTTTGATTCTTCGTCAATAACTATCGATTCTGACTCTATAATTCGTTCCATGATTTGTCGAATTTGAGAATTAGTAGGAGGAGTTATTTGCAAAATATGTACTCGCGATTGTATGCTTTCAATAACCTTTTGAATATTTGTACACACAGAAATAAAATGGATATTGTGTTTATATTTATCGATGTAATTACGAAAAACCTGTTGGCTCTGTTCATTAATATTATCGATATCGTCGATAATAACCAGTTTTTTCTTTCCATAGATTGCACTATGCGATTGACAAAAGGTCTTCATTTCATTTCTAAAATACTGGATTCCTTGCTCTTTCAAATTATTCACAAATAATATATTATTTTCTGGCAATAAAGCGTCTTTTGATAATCCGTAATATTCTCTTATCAAAGCATATAATAGTGTTGTTTTACCGGAACTGGAATTACCAATAAAGAGAGTATTTAAATGGTCCACATCGATTAATGTTCTCAAAACTGATAATAATTTATCATCAATACAAAAATCTTTTATAAAATAGGGTTTGTATTTATTTATGAACGTATTTTCCATAGTTGATAAAATATAAAGAAGAAATGTATATATGATTTTTCGTTAATATTATATAAAAAGTAGTATGTTTATATAAATATTGATAAGTGTTATGCCAAAAAATTATTACGATGTATTGGGTGTTTCGAATGATGCTAGCGAATCAGATATTAAGAAAGCATACAGAACACTTTCATTAAAGTATCATCCAGATAGAAATCCTAGTGAGGAAGCAAAGACAAAAATTCAAGATATAAATGAGGCATATGAATGTTTAAGTGACCAGGGTAGTCGTAATCAACATGATATGGAATTGAAGTTTGGAAGTGGTGGAGGGGGTATGGGTGGTATGCCATTTAGTCATATGAATAGTATGGATGAATTTTCAGATATTAATAATATATTTAACATGATGTTTGGTGGTGGTGGAGGCGGATTTCCTGGGTTTCCTGGAGGTGGACCTGAGATTCGAGTATTTCATGGAGGAATGCCTGGTGGTATTCATACCCAAATGTTTCAATCATTCCAACGTCCTGAACCAATCGTTAAGCAAATACAACTAACAATAGAGCAAAGTTATACCGGGTGTAATATTCCTATTGAAATAGAAAGATATGTTCTACACAACAACATTAAAGCAACAGAAATCGAAAGCGTTTATTTGAATATACCGCAAGGTATAGATGATAATGAAATGATAATTGTTCGAGATAAAGGAAATGTGGTAAATGATATGTTTAGAAGCGACCTTAAAATCGGAATCCAAATCATTAATAATTCCGAGTTCAAACGTCAAGGACTGGATTTGGTTTACAATAAAAAAATAACGTTGAAAGAAGCATTATGTGGATTTTCATTTGAGATGGCTCATTTGAATGGAAAGCGCTTGTGTCTTAATAATGTTAGTAATCCAACAGTTATTAAACCTGGCTACAAAAAGGTTGTTCCTAATATGGGAATGATACGAGATAATTCAACCGGAAACATGATTATTGATTTTGAAATAATATTTCCAGATTCTTTGACTACCGAACAGGTATCGGGATTGGCGGAGTTATTATAAACTGCACAAACGTGATTACAAAATTATTGTATTGATGTAATATATATATAATGTCTGGAAAATTGATTCTTTTGTATATTATACAGTTATTTCATGCATTACTATGTATTGCTGCATTATTAGCACCCTATTTTACTAGCAACGTATTATATTTGAGTATACTTATTTTTTATTACATTAGCGTTGTATCATTATGGAATATATTCGGTAAATGTTTTATAACTAATATCGAAAATAATCTTGCGGGCAAAAGCCAAACACACGATTCGTATATATCTAGTTTAGCATCTAATTTATTCGGTTCTCACACAAAACTTGTGTTTTCTATAATTCCTTTGTTTAATACACTCGTATGCTTATTAAAGATAAACCGCTGGTTAATGTAAAATTATGTTTTGCTTTATACAACAATACATAATTCTAAGAGCTAATTCTCTTTGTTGGAATCTCAACATCAACAATATAGATTGAGTTCTCTGTAATGATGATATACTCTTTTCCGACTTTATATATCTTAGAAACAGGACTCGTATACTCCTCCTCACTCTTCACTAAGAGTTTCTCGCCATTTTCTTTAACACCAATCAAAACAGATTTGTCTAAAGAATTTGTCCAATAATCCATCATAATAGGCTTATCTTCGACGATGGACAATTTTGTAGCGTGTTGCAAAGTATTATTCTCCGGAAGTCTGTATCCGTTACTAGTAACAGCGGACTGAGTTGCTGCAGGTGCTGGTGCGGGAGCTTGAGGTGTGCTTTGATTATTTTTTTGCATTTATATTGAAATAAATATAAATTATATGTTAGATTTTACTTTAAATCATTCTAACGAAAAAGAATTTTTATAATTCAATTCATTTTATCTAAATGTTCGCTAAAGTAATTTTTACAACGAATCTGAATAAATTATTATATCTATACTTTTTAAATAGGACCGAATGCCCGACGGTGTTAATGAAAAAAACACAATTATAGAGAATTATGTAAAAATAATAATGGAGTATTTTGAATTAATATGTCAGTCTGAAATAATGTCTGAATTGAAATACCCGATACATAGTCTTTATGTTGGAATAAATTCATTACATCGGGTATTTGAATACGTTTTATTAAAATCGAAGAGCATAGAAAATACATATTATTATGCGCAACGTACATATTATTATTATTTAGAATACATGGAGCAAATTTATAAATCAAATCTTTCACAAAACTTAAACCATATAGATGCGGTATTATTTGTTTACAAAAAAACCATTTTTGATATTCATAACGGAGATGAATCGAATAAACTTACTAATATTATGACATTAAATAACAGCACAATATCGTTTGATGAGAGAGAATGGCGGAACAATTTTTTAATTATATCAAAATTAGTCAACATACTATTCGATTGGAATAATATTTATTTAGATTTTCACGACAGGAAAGACATATGTGATAAGTATTTAGGGCGTTTTTTACTAAAGTTCGACTATATGGATATAGCCATTTCCTATTTAGAATTTATGCAACAAAAGATTGTTTTGGATTATGTCAAATACGAAAGACTCATACGGGCGATATTGGAAAAAAATGAAAAAAAACGTAAACCATATCAGCTTTCCGATAAAAATGAGGTTTTTTTAATAAAATTTTATGTGGAAGAACCCATTTTTAGAGAGAAGTTGGAGGGCGAAGATATGAATGAATTAATAAATTGGCTATATACGCCGGTATAGTTATTTATCGTCAGCGATATTTTGTTTGTACATTTTATATTTTCTTACACACTCGCGCATATTGCTAGATATTTTGTCTTCAGTAAATCCCCAATAATTTCTTAGCAATCCATCTCTGTAATCGACAACTTGAGGGTGTTTATGGTTTATGAATTTATGAAATGTCATTAATGGATATCTATTAAGTCCCAATACGTCTAATCTACCATGACGCTTCGCCTGATTTTTTAGATAGTTGAATACTCTTGTCGCGTGCCTAATATTTAAACTTTTTTGAAATTTCAATATGCGTTCATTTTCTTCTTTATTTATTTGTTTAATTCGCCTTTTTATAGCATCTCTTTTTTGCTTCGCTTTTTTCAATACTTCGTATGAGACAATCTTATTTTTATCAATACACTTCATGCCCATCAATAGCGTCATTCCATTTTTTTTGTTTCTTAATAGAAATGAGTAATCCATTTGTATAGTATGACCACATGCGCAGTTCATCCGGTCTTCATCGCCATAAATATGGTCTTCATTCCCCAAATTTGATAACTCAAGTTGTTCGTTATTTCTCAATGTTTCAATCATTTCATCAAAACTTGAATAATTATCTAAATTATCAATCTCAGTAATTGCAATCATAATCGCATAATGATCAGGAAACGATTTTGAATTCTCTTTCAAAATAATGGTTGGTCGCGAATAAATTCCTGGAAATCTATGCTGGTTTTCTATAACATATTTTCGTATATCAATTTGATTGTCATTTAGCAATTCTGCATTTTCAATACCCATCGTTACTGTTTTGATACTGTCTCTTAGAACCAATTTAGAGACCACGTCTCTAATTAGTTGTTTGAATGGTTCACCCCACAATAATCTAGTTTTGTTGGTTATAACTTTTGATGTATCGTTGTTATCCATTTTGGTTGTTTGGTTGTTCTTTATGACGATAAAAAGGTTTATAATTTATATTCAATTTTTTACAGCAATCTAATTATTCTCCAATAACCTTATTTTTGTAATATTCTTGAGTAACTGTCACCGATTTCTTTCTCAATTTTACCTTTTTATTCTTATTAACAGGTTCTTCATTTACTACGCCAATATTCTGATATTCATTAGTTAATATCATCTTGATAAATTCAAATACAAATTTTAAGATGCGTTCTGAACAATTACCAACAATTAAACAACTACCTGTGCGAAAAATCATAAAAGATATTTCTGTATATTTATTATTATCGTCTAATTCGCTCATTTTTTGTGAGCGGTCTTCAGAATGAACTTGACCATTCTGTTTTTCAATATCAAATCCTATCTCATTATTGAAATAGAATTTGCATTTAACACCCGGATAGCTACATGGGTCAAATGCACTCTCAATCCTATATTTGCTCCTTAAGATTGAATGTAGTTTTTCACGGTTAATAAAGTACCCACAATTAAAATTGGAATTGATTAATACATTATCCTCAGAATCCGTTTCAAGGAAATCTAATTTAGTTTCTACGCGTGGGCTAATCAAATCCAATATCATTTTTTTAACTATCGTTAATAAATCGTTATTAAGAATTCCGGGTATTTCCATTTTTCCAGTATTAAATACCTTCGCATGAATTTCGCGAAAAGCGCCCTCGTATTTGAAGCGTAAAATCATGGCAAAACAGTTATAAAACGCATTTTTAACTTTTCCACGGCAATTCATAATGTCCTTTTTAGATAAACCTATTGTAATTTTGCGTTCATCTTTGAACTTAATACGTCTGGCTTCTGGATTATGAATCTGTTTTATTATATTTTCTATGTAATAAGGAATATTAACCAGCTTTTTTTGATATTCGGCGAATTCCTCTGGTGTTTGTGATACTATTTTCATCTGTTTTTTAACTACGCCATTTACTGGACGCCAGTATTCAATAACGGGGATTTCCCAAAATATGTTGTAGATATCGATGGGTTGGTTCAAAAACAGTACCTTGGTTTTTGTAGATATGTATAATTCTTCGCAAACAGGAACAATGCTGGGCGTTTTTTTTTCAATTATTTCTTGCGGTTTTTCATCAAAACAACTCTCTTTCTTTGAATTGATGCTTTTGTTGGATGATGTAAAATTTAATGAATTATTGCTACTAATAAATTGGCTCCATTCATCGTCGATTGAGTTCATTTGTCTATAATTTAAAGAAAGGTGTTTTCTTTAAATATTTTCAATTTTATATTTATAGAAGTTATTCATATTCGCAACGCAACCAAATTCTCTACAAAATAATTCAATATATGATTTATATTTGAATCATTAGAATGCATTATAACCTCTACAAAATTAAGAAATTCCGGCGTGACACATTCCTTTTTATTTCGAATAACATAATTGAAATAATTTTTTATTATGCTTTTTTTGTCAATATTAAATTGTATACTGATTTCGTGCAAGTATAATATTATTTCTTTTGAATTGTCTGTTTTTAACCGTTTATATATATTTTCCCATATTTCGTCTGTAATAATCTTTAATTCCCATTCGTTGATGTTTTGATTGAGTTGCATAAAATTAATCATACTGCGTATGTCTGAGTGGTATAGTTTTTGAATTGTATCTATGGCTTTATCTGATAATTCTAATTTCTCATTTACCGAAATGGTTTTTATAAATCTATAAATATCCTGTTTGGGGAGTTGGTTAAATCGAATGCAAATAAATTCATTTTTAAGAGACTCGTCTATTTTGCTTATATAATTGCAGATTAGACAAAACCGTACATTATAACAGGAGGATTGCAGTAAATATTTAAGACCCTGTTGTGCGTTTTTTGTCATATAATCAACTTCGTCCAAAATAACGAATTTCATGCCAACTTCAAAGAAATTTTTCGACTTTACAAACTGTAGTATTTGATTTCGTATAATATCAATACCCCGTTCATCTGACGCATTAAGATGAATTACTGTTCCCTTATTTGTCTGGTTGTTTTTTTGCTGATATTCGTTTATTAAATTAATTATTGTTGTTGTCTTACCTGTTCCCGGTGGCCCGTAAAATAAAAGGTTCGGAAAATAATTATTCGTAAGAATATTTTCAAATAAATTTCGATTAATTGGGTCGAGTACTATACGTTCAAATTCTGTGGGACGGTATTTTTCAACCCAAGGAATACTACTTTTTGCGATAGACATATTAATTACAATAAACCGTAGTTTTTATATAACTAAAAAATAAAAATTGAATTCATAAAAAACAATTTAAGTTTTACCATACAAAGTTATAAAATGGAAAACTCTACTTGCGGATTTTTAGAAATTACGGTTGGACCCATGTATTCAGGCAAAACAACTGATTTGATTAAACAGTGGTATCAATTTACCGATTGTAATAAGAATGTTTTGGTAATAAACTACGCGGAAGACAAACGGTACCATAGCGAAATGTTATCAACCCATGATAAAAAGACGATTCCATGCACATTTTGTTATAAAATATCAGATTTGTTAGAAAATGGAATGGTGCAATGGGCGGACGTAGTTTTGATTAATGAGGGGCAGTTCTTTTCCGATATATATGAATCCGTTATCGAAATCGTAGAAAAACATAACAAATATGTATATATTTGCGGTTTAGATGGCGATTTTCGCAGAAACAAGTTTGGAAGGCTGTTAGACCTTGTTCCATTCTGTGATAAATTAACAAAATTAACGGCGAACTGTGTATTATGTTCTCTTCCTGCACTATTTTCACATAGAGTTACTGCTGAAGAAGGCCAAGTTGTAATTGGTTCTGATAATTATATTCCCTTGTGCAGGAGCTGTTATAAAAGCAAATGCTGAAAACATATTTTAAACTAATATAAAAAGGTTTTTATCATATTTACAATAATTCCCGGATGGAAAACGAACCCCCACTTAAGAAAAAACGAGGTAGAAAGAAGAAATCGGAAGAATCTTCGGTTAATATTATAATGACTATAGAAGAGCCCGACACTACAGCAAGTCAACCAACAGAGACTGTATTGAAAAAGAGAGGTCGTAAACCTAAAGGTGGTAAGTTGATATTAATTCCTAATGAAAAAACCGACACCATTAAGCCGATGGCGAATATTATTCTACATTTAAAGTGTTCAACACAAGACTTAAATGAACATAATTCTAAGATAACCAATTTTGTATCTGACCCATTAACTTATAATCCATCAGTCCCGCCCACTATTATGTCATTTAATATAAATGATAATAGACCCTTTTCTGCTTACGTTAATGAAGATATGACGAAAAATCCTATTTACATAAATAAACCACCGGAATCAGATTTTGCATATAAAGAGGTTGTTAATGCGCAAACTTTACCTAGCGGTAAATGTAGTTGCTGTAAGAATACAACAGAATCGAATGAAGAAGATGATGACGATGATGTTAATATAAAAGACATTAATACGAAATTAAAGAAATTAAAATTACAATTATACAAAACGTCTAATCCTGATAAGAAATCAGCGTGTTTTTGGTGTACATATGATTATGATAATCAACCATGTTATATTCCGAAACATGAAATTGACGGAAAAATGTATGGATATGGTTCATTCTGTCGTCCAGAATGCGCTGTGGCATTTTTAATGGAAGAAAAGTTGGATGATTCGACGAAATTCGAACGCTATCATTTATTGAATCAAATATATAGCAAGGTATATGAATATAAGAAAAATATAAAACCCGCCCCAAACCCCTATTTTTTATTAGATAAATTTTACGGGAACTTATCTATACAAGAATATAGAAAATTGCTCAAAACGGAACATATGTTATTAGTTATAGAAAAGCCGATGACCAGAATATTGCCCGAATTACACGAAGATAATGAGGATTTTATTACAAATATTTATGGAGGTAAACAAACGCAACCCAGTGGGACTGGTGTTTACAAAGTAAAGCGGCAGAGTGAAAAACAGAAGGGTCCGAGCAAGTCTAGTATTATGAAAGAGAATTTTGGGTTTTAATCTCTATTCGTAAGAGATAGCAGCTAACCACGTTTTTGTATCCATTTGGATACAAAAACATGGATAGACCTTAAAGCATATCGTTAGAACTGTATCCATTTGGATACAAATCAACAGAAGACCCATATCCTATTTGTGGATAAATGCATTTATTCACCAGGCATACCAACTTTCCAGAACTATGGTTAGGGTGTATTGTTTATTTGATGATTGTTTTTCAATAATCATCAAACTAATATAAAAATTATGGTTTAGTATATATTATAACTACCATGTCTTCTATTGTAAGCTGTAAATTGATGGGTGGGTTGGGAAATCAACTTTTCCAAATATTCACTACGCTGGCTTATTCAATAAAAACAAAGCGTAAGTCGGTTTTTCCTTATTCTGAATTATTAACTGTAGGTAAGGCTAGAATAACATACTGGAGCACGTTTCTTTCAAATCTTAAACAGTTTACTACTCCAGATATTGAGCCACTCTATAAATTACCACAATTTAGTGAAAATAGTTTTAGATATAATCCTATTATAGATAATTTGAATAAGTCGATACTATTATTTGGCTATTTTCAAAGTTATAAATACTTTGAAGAAGAACAGCAGACTATTTATGATATGATTGACCTTTCAAAACAGCAAGAAATTATCAAAACTGAATTTCAAGAATTATTAGATGATGAATTTCATACTATTAGTATGCATTTCCGACTAGGCGATTATAAAGATATACAGGATAGGCATCCCATTATGCCGATAGATTATTACCAATTTGCTATATTAGAAATAATGGCAAAATATAACGCGACTAAACCGATAAAAATCATTTACTTTTGTGAGAAGGAGGATAATAATGATGTTGATTATACTGTTAATGTGTTAAAGATTTTGTTTGATTTTATTGTTTTTGAAAAGGCGGACGATGAAATACCCGATTGGAAACAAATGTTACTGATGAGCTGTTGTCAAGATAATATAATAGCAAATAGCACGTTTAGTTGGTGGGCTGCGTATTTGAATCAGAATAAAGAAAAGATTGTATGCTATCCAAAAATGTGGTTTGGTCCGGTGATTAAACATAATACAACAGACCTTTTTCCTGACACATGGCATAAAATAATATGGTAAAAAGTATAAAGAGAATAAAATATTTATTTCATAAAAAATTGAATTGAGATAATTGAAAGAGATTGTTTGTAATCAAGCAAATCAAAATGGATTATCAATCAAATTACAACGCACTTTTGGAGCTTCCTATTGTGAAGGAATTACTTAGAAAAAATAAAAAATTGCGCAAGGAAAATAAGGCTTTGAAGAACTTGATTTATTCTCTTCCTGAATTTCGTAGAGAGCAACCAAGTAATGAACCAGAAATTCGTCAAACACGCACAGTTTATATTCCTGAAATTAAAACGGAAGTTGAAACTGACCCGTTGACAGATGATGACGAGGTTGTTATTGTTGAAAATGAGGAAAAACAAAACATTATTTATGTTATTGAGGAAGAAACCAGTTTGCCGGAAGTGGCAAAAGTTGTTGCGGTTGAATCGGATGAGGATGAAGACGAAACCGACGAAGTAGATGCAGAGGAAGAGGAAGTAGAGGCAGAGGAAGAAACCGAAGAAGTGGAAGAAACCGAAGAAGTGGAAGAAACCGAGGAAGCAGAAGTATTTGAAATCCAGATTTCGGGAAAAACATACTGCACAACCGACCAAAAAAATGGAAAGATATATGCAATTACGGAAGATGAAGAGGTAGGAGATGAAGTAGGTGAATTTAAAAATGGAGAGCCCAAGTTTTATAAAAAATAAGAAAAATATAGATAATTATACAAAATTCACAAATTTTATAAAAAAATTGAATCTTTTTTATAAAAAATTTTGAAACTACTATATTTACAACATGGAATCCAATTGCAGACCTCCAACTGCATTAAGTTTTATACTTCCTTCTTCTTTGAAAAAAATCAAATGTGATTTTGTTATCCCAAAAAAATTAAAAAACAACGAGTTTATTATAGAAATTGAAGAAGATTCAACTATAAAGTCGTTTATTTATTTCTCTCTTTATGATGAATATATTCAAATAAACTATTCATATACCACTCTGCAATATCGTCGAAATGGATTATCCACTATTTTGCGTAATTATCTTATAAATTACGCAAAACAAATAAACAAACATCGAATTGTTTCGGTTCCATTTGAAACAGCTAACTCTATTTCTATATTGAAAAAATTAGGTTTCACAAAACAAGAAAATAATGATTCCTATATTCTGGACTTGTAAATTAGTACGGTGTTTTTCGACTATATTTTTTTTGTTTTAAACGTCTCTTTTGTTTTCGATTGGACTTCGTTTTTCGCGTTGTTCCACCGAGTGCGCCATATTCTTTTATTTGAGTTGTGAATAACAATTCCAAAATATTAAGATAGCATATGTTGTTTTTCAATTTCTTCAATTCATCATCGCTTATTTGGAATCTTTTTCTGATTATCGTTTGTTTCATATCATTGTTATATTGTGATATATTTCTTAGCACTGATGTAATTTTTGTCTTATTTTTTTGATTGTCATTAAAATGTAAATTGTATAAAATTTTAAATATATCGAATGAATCATCGTATTTTTTTGCAAAAAGCAATATGCGCTTTTCAGTTATATTGCTAGAAATACACTCGTTTAATATTTTTTTCATTTTATCTTTATCTATTTTTTCATATATTTGGTGAAAATTTTCTCTAACGGTTATGTCTATTTTCAAATAATCATTATCTTCTTGCTCAGCTTGTTTTGCATCGGCTTCACTAACAACTTCGTTATCTTTCGATTTGACTGAATTTGTTCTACCTTCTTTGATTGAAAACATATAACGGTTCTTGTCTACTTTATAAGAATTCAAATCAGATTTCTCTTTCTTTGACGCAACACTAGTAAATAATTCTTCCAATCTATTTCCAGTAATTTCTCCAAAAAGTGGACAGTAAATACTATTAATATTACTATTATTTACTTCACCTTTTATGAAATCTATCATTATTGTTATTTCAGGAATATTCATATCAACACCTACATATATTTTTTTCTTTGGTTCTTGACAACCTCCTGTATAACAATGTTTAATTATTTCGCGTATATCTTGCTGAGACATAGAACTTTTGAATTTGTTAAATTCGTCATTAGATGATGTTATATTTGGCAAAACATAACGCGGATTGAATAAAAATTGACGATACCTAGGGTGGTTTAAAAAATCATTCAACCAAATTACTTTTTGTACAGTATATGTTTCCGACCCGATTTTTAAATAAGAAAAAGGAGCACGATTTAACGGGTTAAAAAATAAGGTTTTTAATGGGTCAAATCCTCTAAACATATCAAATGAATTTTTAACATCATTTATTACTGGATAACGGGTTGGAAATAATAGAAATAACATGGCCATTATATTATGGTCAATTATATCGTTTTTATCATGAACCTCCCCTTTTTTTAATTCTTCACTTAAGATAGAATCAAAAATATCCACATTAAAGAAAAAATCTATTATTGAACTATATGAAGCAGAAATTTTGTCAATAGGATATTTCACTTGGTCTGTAAAAAATGGCTTGCTTGATAATGAATTACTTGATGACGTAGTGTTTTCTGGATTATATAGCATTTGTCGGTTGAAACTTATAGTTGTTTGACCAGGAATAATAGTTGATAAATTTATTCTTAATTCTTTTGCATTTATTGTTGACATTATCTATATTATACGAATACTTTAATTTGTATAATACTTCGTCGGTTTATTTCATAGGGAAACTTTGATAAGTATGTTCTTCCATTAAATTGAGTTTCTTGGCCTTTTCTAAAATAGATTTTGCGGTGCGAATGTCTTCTTGTGTTATATTTTTTACATCCTCATCATCATTCTCTAATAATCCTATATGATAATCGCGGAATTCTTCAGATAAAATAAAATAATTGCTCTCTTCGTGGAATAAATATTCTGTAATCAATATGAAGAACATAGTGATAAACAGTGCTATGTAAATATCTCGAGTTCCCATCCAAGCTATTGCAAATACTAATATTTGTCTACTAAATGTATATTTTAAATATGCCTCCATCGTTTTACTCAATTTAATATTGACAAATTTAGATACAACATTTAAGGTTATTATCATTAATCCTGCGAATATTTTACTATTATTAATGATTTGAATATGATGATGCAAATATCTAAATAATCCATCTTCAATTGAAATATGTTTTTTGTTTTTACGACCCATTCTTAATATATATAATTATTTTTAATCAAGCTTTAGTATTAATTGGTTGTAATTCTAATTCTTTGCTCATTTTTGATTCTATTATAGAAAACGAACACGTGTCCGAACACACATTACATTTATCGTCATCTTTGAACTTTAATTCTTGAAAAACGTGGTCCGCCATTTCATTTCTAACATCCATATTCTTATATTTAAGGATACCATTTTTACAATTTTCAGAACGGAATGTTTGATTAATGCTGGAAAAATTCTCCGTTGACATATTTAAATATGCTTCTACATAGTCCAACTGATAATACAATATAACTAGTGCACATACGAATAGCCCAAGAATTTTATCTATATTGGTGTAAAATATTATCAAGCTCACCGCTATTAATTTTCCTAAAACTGAATTGCTAAATATAGCTAGTCTTTTTGATTGAGTTAACAATAAAAACACCAATATAATCGGTATGAATTGTGATACTATTTTTTTCATTTCCCACTTTATATTATAAGTGTATTTAATTTTACGTTAATAGTCGTAAAAATTATCTCTTTATTTTTTAAGAGTTTCTATATAAAATAAATGTCTTTAGTAACATCAGCGTCACCTTGGACAAATGATGAACCCACTAATAAAAAACGTCAATCAACTATCCGTAAATCAACGAAACAAACAAATGATTTAGGACATGATGACTATATATCACAATCTGAAAACTATCAAAACTTACAACCAACTAATATAGACGATGTTTTACAAGCCAACCAAGACCGTAATACTAAAGTTGCTGACCTATTAAACAAGATTACGTCGGCTGATATATCGAACGATAAGATGGGCGATTTTAAGCCACCCAGTCCACCATCATTAAACGTGAAAAAAGATATGGATGATAATGCAACAATACGGCAGTATGTTCCGCCTAATGTGTCTTTTGCACAGGCATCTATCAACGCAAAAACCGCTTCTGTTCAAGGACCCAGTTATGGCGCTGATGATATGAGAGCAGCTGTATATAGTAATTATAATAAGAGTTATGAACCACCACAACAATTAAGCACACAGCCTTATTATGCGAAAATGGGAATAACTAGCGGTGCTGGTTCTCTTAATGATAATAAATTATTGGAAAAAATTAATTATATGATTCACTTATTAGAGCAACAACAGAGTGAGAAGACTAGCAATATAACGGAGGAATTTATTTTGTATACGTTTTTAGGAGTATTTATTATTTTTGTAGTTGATTCTTTTGCTCGCTCGGGGAAATATACTAGGTGAAGTAATATTATATATATTTGAATGAAATGATATATAAAAATAAATAATTAAATTTATTAATAAATAGTGG